GATAAATCAAAATCAACAAGCTCCTCTTCTGTAAAGCCTTGAGAATATAAATGTACCATAGCTATTTTTGTTAACTCTGAAATAAATATTCTTTGAATTCTTTCTATTGTTCGAGCAAATCTTACATCTTGTGCAGCTAATGTAGCTTTACCTTCAACTCCTTCTTCATATCCTAAAAATGCTTTAGGTATTTTTAATGCAGCAAACATTCTAGCTTTTAAGTATTCTACATCATCTATACCACCGAATTCCATTCCTGACATAGTATCAATTTCTGTACCTGAATTACCACCTCTTACAGGAAGGTATACATCTTCAAGCATATTTGACATATTGAACTTAAGATTATATTGTCCTGTTTTTGGGTCAATATATGGAGTCTTTTTCATTTGGTTGATTACTCTTTGCATATATGTATCAACCTCGTTTGGAGGTATATTTCCAATATCAATTTTATAAATTCTTTTTTCAGGAGCTCTCATAATTCTATGTATCAACATAGCGTCTTCCATAAGAGTTAACTGCTTATATGTTTTTCTTGCCGGCTCAATCATTGACTTACCATAAGGTAAAAAATTCATATCGTTAAGAAGTCTAAAGTGACCTACCTCATAATTTTCATACATTGTTTTTGTTGAGTTAGGTGCTGAATTTGAAGTTTGACCTCCCATGCTTGGGTCATGTGTAAACCTAACTAAATCCGGATTGTTTTGGTCTAAGCCTTCTTCTCTAAACATTTCATATGCTGAAATTGGAATACAGTTTGTTACACCTACTTTTTCTGTTATATCTAGTTTGAGATATAAATCACCATATTTGCACATATTACGAACCCAAGGCCAAGCATTGAATTCTATATTTAATACATCATAAAATAAATTGTTTAATACTTTTTGTACTTTATCGTTTTCTGTTTTTATTGTAAGTACATTTCCGTATTCGTTTTTAAGAGTAGATTCGTCTGCATAGATATCTAGTGCTGATGATATAATTGAATCCTCGTCCATTACTTCATAATCAGTATAAAGCTGAAGTCTCATTGTGTGAAAATTAGCCTGTTGATTGTATCCGTAATTTTGACTTTGATAAATTTTACTAAATCTATCTATAAGTCTATTCGTTTCTAGCTTTGTGTTTGATTGTACTCTACTTAAATCTGCAACTCTTAGGCCCCTGTCTGTTCTTCTTACTATTGTACCTGTTGAAAATAAAGTTTTTAATCTTCCAAAAAATGTTTTGTCTGCCATCTATTTCTGCTCCTTTATAATAGCCAGGTTAAGTCTTCACTGTCGTTACCTATTTGCTGCTTCCAAGGGTTTTCTGAATTTGTATTTCCTTTGTAGGCACCTTTTGTATTAACTATATTATTGATAGCATTCTTGTTCATAGCCAAACCTTCGCTATGAAGACGAAGAGCGTTATCTCTAACGTACATTCCAATAGAAAACGCCATTGTTAAATCATCATTGTATCCTCTTTGAGCCTCTGCCTTATGTCCATTCCATATAAAAACAAAGAGCTCATCGATTAGTCTTTTTGACTTAACGATACACGCCTTTTCTCTAAAATAAATATCAAGTTTCGATATCAAAAGAGGTCGAGTCCTTGACGATGTTGTAAAACCTGGGGTCATGTTTTCCCTATTTTTAAGGTCATAACCTTTACTTAATTGTGTTGCCGCATCATGAACTCCTTCATGCTTAAAAGTATAATAAAGATTTCTATAACCTCTATCAACTGCAGGTTGTATTGCGGCCCAACCTATATTTGCATTCTCTACAACAAGTAGAGCTTCATTATATTCTGTGGCGATGTTTACTAACATATTACCAAAATCTTTTGTAGGAATTTGAGATTTGAATTCTGCAACTTGCTCCATAGTTTCTATCTCAATTACATGAAATGCAGAGTAGTCAGATGAATCACCTCGAGCAACATCGGCCACTACCATATATGCCTTTGTATAATCTGGATATTTCCAAATCCACATCTCATCATTTTGACCTCTTTTTTCTATAGGGTCTTCACACATGTTATCTTGATACCATTGAAGTAGCTCACCGCTAACAACAGTATTACCAGAAGATATAAAATCGCAATCACATTCTTGAGCTGCCATCTTCTCACCTAGCAATTCTGTTTGTAGGTCTCTCCAATCTTGGTCTCGCTCTGGATGTAATGTCCAATGTAGTCTTATAGGATTGAAATTACCATCACCTCTATCTGCATCTTGCCATACTCTATGGAATAAATTACCAGTACCATTTGGTGTCGATAATAATACAGCTCGACCACCAGTTGCCAATGTTTGTTGAGCTGATGTCCATATCTCGTCAATCTTATCTATAAATGCAGCCTCGTCAATAACAAGAAGCGATAGTGCTTCCGACCTTGCAGCGTCTGGTGAAGATGATACAGCTTTTACCTGAGAGCCGTTTTTAAGTCTTAGTGAAAGCCTGTTATCTTCTTCAGAGCCTACTCTTAACCAAGATGGTAGCATTTCATGCATAACTCTAATTTTTGTAATAAGATTTTTTGCCGTATCTTGTTTTATTGCAATTACTAGTACATTAAAGTCTTCGTTAAATACCATATTCCAAACTGTTAGTCCAGCTGTCAATGTAGATATACCCATTTGTCTAGATTTAAGAATTATGTTAAATCTATTTTCTTTTAATTGTACTAAAGAATCTTCTTGAAAAGGATAAAGGTCAAATTTTATTTTACCTTTCATTGGATGTTGTATATAACAATACTTGCGCATAAAGTATACGGGGTCTTTTGAACACCTCATATACTCTTTTATTAAAGCTTCTTTGATTGTTTTCTTTGCCATAACCTGTATATATAAATATATATGTTTTTAGTTTTTATTGGATTTGACCAGCTAAATATATTGCTGTTGATGTACCTACGACACCTACTACAACACCAAACCATCTTTTATTATACCACGCATCTGTTATCTTCAATCTGTCTTCATATAATTTTATTTGATTGTTAAGTAAAACAATTTCGTCTTTTTGGTTTAACAACAAAGACTCATTTTTTTGATTAAGCGAATTGTAGTTTGATATCTGTAATTCTAATTCGGATATGTAAACTGTTTTGATAGAATCTTGTTCGGTCAAAGTATCTACTGCCAAAAAGAATGCGTCTAATTCTGATTGAGGTATTTTAACAATTTTATCTTGGCCGCAGCACTCTTTAGGTGCAGCACATGATATTAAAAATATAATCAATATGTATAATAATTTCTTCATTATTTTTTACTCCTATATTTCTTTTCAAAATCAGAAATTGTTTTTTTAGCTGACTTTGTAGATTTTACTTTTGCTTTTGTTTTTTTAATTTTTTCATCAGTCTTTTTTATTTTCTTTTTGACTGTCTTCTTTTCTTTTTCTATCTTTTCTTTCTTTGACTTATTCTCTTTTAGTTTATCTTTATTATCTTTTAAGTCTTTCTTAAACTGTTTTTTACTACCTGCTCCTGCAGACATTGCAAATATCGCACCAAGTATAGCGCCTATTCCTAATAAAACTTTCCATAACTTTTTCATTTGTTTTGCTCCTCTATTAAATCGTACATTTTCTTTTCTTCTTTTTCTATATGTTCATTGAAATTTTTAATAATTAAATCTTTTGCTTTTGAATCTAGGCCTTCCCAGTCTTCTATCAGACCTGATTCTGTAATATTCTTTTGAGAATCTAATTCTGAAAACCATTTTTCAAATGCTATTACTTGCTCCTCTTTCCATTTTTCAAAATTTTTCTTGGCGTTATCTATTAACCATTGATTGTATGTACCATTATTTTTCATTTCAACTTCTAGTTTAGTTTGGCAGCCGAAACAATGGCCATAATATTTATACATACTTCTATGCATATTATTATTCATAGCCCCTTCACATTTAGGACACTTCATAGGAATTGAACCTATTTTTCTTGCCTTCTTTAATTTTGTAAAATTTTGTTTAATACCATTTTTAATTGTCCAGGTTCTACCATTCTCTTCCCATATATCACCTTCAATTCGTTTTTTAGTATACTTTCTATAACCTGACTGTTTTTTAGTAGAAGCACCATAATCACCTGTGACTAGGTTCCTCATTCTTTGTACTTTGTCTTTTGAAATTCTTTTTTTCATAACTTTTTTAGAAATATATCATTCCTGTAATTTGATTTATTGGAGCAAATGCTCCTGTTAATTTATATGTCTTTCCTTTATATACAAATACCAAACCTTCACTTGGTACTATAGATTTCATGCCACCAATCGAATTTAATTTATTAAGTTGTTGAGACAGTCTATTTATTTTTTTGATATCGCCTCCTTTTCTTACAACTGACACTGCATTTTTTATCTGCTTTCTTATATTTTGTACAGCCTTATCTGGATTTGCTGCAAGGAAGCCTTCAGCGTTTTTAAGTACCTCAGCGCCTAGTTCGAAGAACAACTTTTCAAATGGAAGCATATTCTTTTTTACTTGGTCCGCATGTTTCATTTTATCTATGTCCATTGCAATTGCAAGTGTTTTTTCGTTTGGTATTGTTTTTTTATTTAATCTAAACGACTTGTCAAAAAATGCCCAGCGTTTAACTAAACCCATTTTAATTGTATTGTCTATACCTTTTAGTTTTTTATCTACATAATCACTCCACCACGCTTGATGGTATTCACCAAATGTATTTGAATCTGACATGTTAAATTTTTTCATAAGCTTATTAAGCTTGCCTAAGAAATAAGGTTTTTTAGCAGAATAATCTTGATGAGGATTTACCTTTAAGAATTGAGGTCCTATAATAGAAAAGTTTTTTTGTACATTTGCATCAACTTGCTTTATCATTCCTGCTAGTATTCTACCACCGTCTGCAATTGCTCCAATTGGAGTTCCATCCTTATATTGTAATACATTGTGGAATTGAAGATTTGGTGCGTCATAATTAACAACATTAGAAGATGCAGGGTACATTATTTCCATATTCACCCAATTATTACCATCATCAAAAATCTTTTTTATCTGCTTATCGTTTAGAGATTTTATAGCCTTTGACAAATCATTCATCGCGTAATTAAAAGCTTTTTCTATATTACCTCTACCTGCAAACTTTTTTGCTATTGCCTTAGAATCTACACCACCTTTCTTAATGTCGCCGGTATTCCTTGCTGCTTTTAAGCCTTTGTTCCAAGTAATAAATAAATTCTGGCCATCTGTTTTTTCAGTAGCCTTTTCATCAATATCTAACTTACCTTGTAATGCAATATCTATTATCTGTCTAAAATCTCCAAATGTCAAACCTCTATCATCGAATGGATGCGACATATGACCGTAAGCTCCTCCTTCCAATAAAAGACCTTCCGTAACTAGTGTACCGTCTTTTTGACTTGTCGGTTCTTTTGTATTTGATACTGAAGATATTTCTGCTCCTAGATAATTTACAAATTCATACCCAACTCTCGTTGCAATATACTTGGACCACTTTGCCCATCTTTCATACGCAACTCTACCTTTTTTGTCAGAAAGATAATTTGTACCACCAATAGTTCCAGGTTTACCAACAGGGAAATATGATACAGCAGCTGTAGGTCCTCCACTCATATCTTTTTTGAAAGCGGTATCGTGTTGAAAAAACTCTTCAGCTCCTGTAAGATAGTTTAATACTTCCATACCAGGATTTATATATTTTTCTATATTTTTACCAAACTTTTTCCAAGACTTCTGATTTCCCCAATAACCTCTAGGGCCATCATCTATATTGTCACCTGCAGTTGTTGAATTTTCTTTTAACAATTTTGGTATATCGAAATAATAACAAAAGCCTTCCATTATTTCGTTTAACTTTTCAAGTTTATTTACTATTAGTTTATAATTTTTTGTATGACCAAAAATACCTTTGAATAATTTTAGTTTTTCTTTTTTATCTAGTGATTTATCACCAAGAGCAGTTCTTATTGTTGTACCACTCATCTCTCCATATCCACTAACTTTAAGACTTACATGTGGAGCTATAAGTGTATATGCTCCTTCTTTATATCCAACTTCAGCTTTACCTTTCCACGGTCTAAAAAACTTACCACCTAATCGCTGTGCGTCTTTTTTACCAACCATAAATACAGCAGCTGTAGTTTCAGGGTCATATTTACTTAGTATCTCTGTAGCCTGATATGGATTTTTTACCTGTACAACTTTAGATATACCGTGTGAGTTTATTATTTTCTTTTTTTCATTAAAACTAAATGGAGATTTTGGTAAATCAACTTTACCACTTGTTGCGACATAAGTTGCGTCAAACCCCTGGCTGTTCAACCAATTAAATGTTTTTGCATGATGTTTACCCATAGGTTGAAAACGACCTGGATATATTGCCACGACAACTTTTATATTAGAATCTTCTTCTACAATTTGATTAGCTAGCCACTTACCTAAACTCATTTTTTTCTTAGCTCCAATTCTTTTTTAATCCACTTTTTAGCTATATGATTTTGTATAGGTCTTTTTATAAACTCTCTTGCACCATTCTTAATAATCTTATCAAACTCCTTGTATTCACTGTTATCTACAACAAGCATGTTACTGCTTCCAAATAATCCTTGAAACTTACCTAAATTATTTTGTACAGCTTTCCAAGATTTCTGTACCAATTCGGTCGGTAGCTTCCTTTCTCTATCACTATTTCTTTTAAGTGCAACATCTAAATCAGTATTAACAAAAACCATAAAACAGTCGTATCCTACTTCCTGTAGTCTTTTTTTCTGTTTTGCTATTTTTGCATAATCTTTTCCTGTACCGTCTATTAACAAACCTAGTCTACCATTTATGTAATTTTTTAACGCAGCGTCTCTAACTTTTTTACTTTTATTTCTTAACTCCATAGCTTTTTCGTATTGAGCAGGAGTCATCTTTGCAATATCTTGAGATATCCCAGACATCTGTAAATATGTTTCAAAATACTTGTCGCTGTTTACAGATTTTAATCCATCTGCAGAAACGTGAGGCATTTTTTCTGGCATACCGAATAGTGTCGATGCAGCATAAGACTTACCACTACCAGGACCACCTGCAGTGAATATTGCTTTGAATATACCTGGGTCATATACCCCTTCACTTAGTATGTCGAATAATTTAATCACCTGACAGTGCACTCTTTATATTATTTACTTCAGCTACCAATTCGTCAATCTTTTCTTTTAGTAGTTTTATTGTTAATGTTTCTGGTAGCTCGTCATTTGCTATATACGACTTTTCAGTATTATGAGTACCATCATCTAATTCTTGTGTCAATGTTTTTATATCTGCCATATTATTACCTCTGAGTTATTATACAGTTTATTAAAGCTGGTGCGTTTTTAGCTGCTGTCGAATCTTCCGAGCCTATTCCTATAAATATCATATAGCCTTTGCTTAAATTTGCTGTATGTGTAAAATCATTTGTTACAAATTTTCCTTGTACGAATGAAGCATCTTGATGTGCCAATAATGTTATATCAAGATTTGCGCTAGCATCATTATTAGGTCTGTTTGCTCCATATAAACCTAAAAAGAAATTATCACCTGTACAGGCGCCACCAGGTCTACATGAGACTTGTAATTCAACAGCACTTACATCGAAAGGAAGTATCATCCCCCATCTGAAATTGTCTTCTGCAATTGATATTGTACTAACAGAGCCTAGAGTACCTCCTGATGCTTGAGCAGTATTCCAGTTAGAGTCCTGATTACTATAATTGTTTCCCATATACACTGCATTTTGTGTAAAAGGATTTGCGTTTATATAAATTACACCTGAATATAATAAGTGTTTTGTACCTATATAATTTGCTGCAGTAACAGTCTGACTTGCTGTAACGTTACCTGTGACTTCTAAACCACTTGAACTTACACTACCTGTTAAAAGCATATTACCTGATGCGGTTACGTGCACATTTCCTGTGCCACCTAATTCGATTTGTGAGCCAGTTATTTTTGTTACTGTCGATTCTCTACCTACCTGGTCTTTGGTTCCATTTACCCATAATGCTTTTACACTACCTAATTTATAACCTTGACCACCTGCAACTACATTTACAAAACCGTCTGTTACAATATCTCCTTTATTTGTAATATCGCCACTTGCACTTACAATTCCGGTAAACGAGCCTGAACCACCGACAGTAAGTCCTTTTGTTGAAGGATTGTATTTTAGATTAGCACTTGATTCAACAACCTGAGCACCACTTGCTCCGTCCATTATACCAACAAAAAAGTCAGTAGTATCTGTTGTTGCAACTGCGTTTACATTTGTTGCGGTTGTTGCAGTTACTGCGGTTCCTACGGAAACCTCGCTTAAATTAACTCCTGCTAATTGTTCGTTTGCAGAATCGGTAGCTAATAACGCACCACTTCCTCCCCACACCTGGCCATCTATTTCATCTGTCTTTAGCGTCCCATCTGAGTCTAATACAACAACCGAATTGTCTACTCCTGTTCCTATATTTGCAGCATATATAGCTCCATGTATTGCTAAGTCACTACTACCGCTTATAGTTCCTGACGCAGTTACACTTCCAGATGCAGTTATATCACCTGATGATGTTATACTACCGTTAACGCTGACTCCACCATCTTGAAAATTATAAACTCCTGTTCCTGCATCAGTACCTTTAATTATTCTATTGGTATTGATAGTTATTGCAGTTCCACCAAAGGTAGCGTAGCTAGCACTTAACGTTCCTGCTACTTTCGCATTACCTGAACCTACATAAGCTCCATTAGAATCTAATACCGCAGAACAAGTTAACTCGCTAAAATGAAAGCTAGATTTTGTAACGTTACTTGAGCCTGAACCATACCATAAAGAACCTGAACTTACATTTACTGCAAATTCTCCTTGAACTAATGATGCTGGTGAAGATTCTTCACTGCCGTTTTTTATTTTTATTGTTTGCGCCATATTCTATAAATATCAAATAATTAACTATTGACCAAATTCTACATCACCTCCATATACTCTTGTTGCGCCGTCGTCATCACTTAAAGTTATTTTAATCCATAAATAATATTTTGATGCGTTAAATTGACTTGAGTCGTTTAGGTTTATTGCTTTTCCTAATGCGCCTGAGCCTATTCGGCGAGATGATAAGCTTACTCCGTCAAATGGAACCATCCAAACCTCTACTGCATTTGCTACTACTGCACTTGAGTATATGTTTACATTTTTCTTAAACACTATAGAGCTTAATGGCAATGTTAATTGTGCGTGACATTCTCCTCCAGCAGGTATTGTAATATATCCTCCTGCATAATTACTTGTAGAATTCATCATGTAAAAATCTGCTGGTACTAATTTATAATTTGTATTTGAATTTTTATATCCTACTGTGTTGGTTGCTGTAGCAGGTACTATATTTCCAGTGCCATCAAAGCTTGTTCCTCCAATTGTTCTTGCTGTTGCAAGTTTGGTAGCTGACGCTGCATTACCGGTAGTGTCTTGGTTACCTGCTATATTAACACCTGGTAAATCTATATTTGCAGTACCTGGAAATTGTACACCACCGATGCTAGGATTTGATTTAAGTTTCATCGCATAAGTTGCTACTGAAGCACCATCGCTACTATTTACTTCTAGAAGATTTACAATATCAATTGTTTCTTCAATTTTTTTATTTATATATTGTATTGCACCATCATAAGGATTGTCGTTTTCAGTAGTATCATCAAACCTTTCTTGTATATTATTTATTTTAGCTTGAGTATTAGTTACATTTGAATATGCACTTCCTGTATCATTAGATATATTGTTTGACTTTCTAATATTTGCCATTATTCAACTCTCCTTATTTTCAATGCAAAATTACCTCTCCAGTTTCTACCATCATCACCTACTCTTGTTCTTGGATATACATATGAACCTTCTGAATATGTTCCTGATACTGGAACGTCTATTCTGTATTGGCCATTTTGTTTGTCCATTACAACTGCTGCTTGACCTTGTATGTCTATATTTGCATTTGCGTTTGTAGCGTTCAATACAGGGAAAGTTATTGTGCTTGAGTCTCTAACTAATAGAGAAGCTGTATATGATACTTCTTGACCTGCAGAAAAAGCACTTAAACAGTGGACTGTATATGTACATGATACAAGCTCTGCCTTATATGGTAATACAAAAGCACCATTCATATATGCTAGACCTACATCCGGAAAATTAGAATATTTCTTGGCCCAATAATAATATGAAGGACCTTGTGAGTTTGGTCCATACCATTCGTCTGCTTCTTGAGAGTTTTCGTTTTGATAACTATACTGTATTATATCTGTATTATTAGAGTATATGTTTCCACTTGCGC